GCTTACGCATTTGCGTATAAACTTTTCTTTGTTCATCAGTTAATTGAATAGTTCTTCTTGTATAAACTTTATCAGGTAAATCTAAACAATCTTCTTTTAATACACGGTAAGAAAAATTTTTAATAGTGTCAGATAGTTCACCAAGATTTTTAAATTTATGTACAATGTCAATACTTCTACCTGATACATGGATTGTTTTCATTTCTGCATATCTATTTCTAAATGCATAAAATGAACTAAAGTTTAAAAGATAAGGATCAAGAAATTCACATTGAGCATATAGGTCCAATGGATTTTTAGTTACAGGAGAACCTGTCATAATTCTTCTAAACTTTGCATTTGATCTTAAAGATAAAATATTTTTAGTTCTTTTAGCTTTTGGATTTTTAATTGTAGTTGATTCATCAATAGCCATTAATGATTTATGAGATTGTAAAAATTTACCAGCAAACAATCTACCTTTGTCAGTACTAAATGCTTCAACATTCATAATAAGAATGTGTAAGTCTTCTCCAGTTTCAAACAAAGAATCTAATTTTTCTTGTTGTGTTTTAGTAATATTAGCTTGCCACAAAACGGTCACATTTTGTATGTGTTTAGGTAAGTGAGTTGGTATTTCTTGATTATACCAAGTACTAACAACACCTTTAGGTGCAATGATTAAAGCACCATTAACAGCGCCTTTATCGTATAACATTGATAAGTTATCAATTAATACTTTAGTTTTACCTGTACCCATTTCCATAAAATAGGCATAGTTTTCTTGGTTCCACGATTTTTCCAATGCAGTCAATTGATGTGCATAAGGTTTAGTTTTAAATTTATAGTTTATCATAATTGTTTATCTTTCTTTCTATTGACTTCTATATAATAACTACTATATTGTTGTCAATGTCAGAAAGCATAAATTATAATCAAATTAAATCTGGTTCAAAACCAACTGTTTATGTTGTGCAAGAAATTGCAGGAACAAGAGATGGTAGACCAAAGATAAATATTATTGGTGCAACTCAATATGGTGAATTAAAATTTTTATTACCAGAGTTAGCACAAATTATTTTTTCTCCTGGTCCTTTAATAATAAAGTTAAGAAGATTATTAAAAGATTTTAAACCAAAAGATTATTTATTATTAACAGGTGATCCTGCAATTATAGGTGTTGCATGTTCTATTGTTTCTGATATGACAAATGGTAGATACAATTTGTTAAAGTGGGATAAACAAGAAAGAAGATACTATCCAATAGAGATAGATTTATATAATAAAGGAGAAATAAATGAGTAGTATAGACTTTGAACAAGATCAAGAAAGTGTATTAAGTAAAACAGAAAACATTCAATCATTAGCTGATCAAGTAGAGCGATTACAGCAAATAGAACAAGATATTAAAAACAATGAAGAATATCTTAAACAAAAGAAAAAAGAATTAGAACATCTTTCAGGAGAAGTAATTCCAACTATGTTATCAGAAATGGGTTTATCATTTCTAAAACTATCAGATGGATCTTCAATTGAAGTTAAAACAAATTATAGGGCCTCTATTACTGAAGCAAATAAAGAGGCAGCTTATAACTGGCTTCGTCACAATGGACTAGGAGATATAATCAAAAATGAGATATCCGTATCTTTTGGTCGCAACGAAGATAACAAGGCGGCTGATTATGCCGAACTTGCGAAGAGTCAAGGGCTTCAACCAACACAAAAGATGAAGGTAGAGCCCATGACTCTGAAAGCGTTAGTCCGTGAACGTATTGAGGCAGGTAAAGAAATGCCAACGGAACTTTTCGGCGTATATGTCGAAAATAAAACAACAATAAAAAGGAAACAATAAACATGAACAATGAAATAGCAAAAAAAGAAAATGCAGGTGCATTGGCTGTCAATCTATTTGAAGCAGATGCAAATGCTGGCTCTCAAAACATGGCGCAAGAAGATCTTGCATTACCATTTTTGAAAGTCCTAGGACACTTATCTCCTGAAGTAAATAAAAGAGACGGGAAATATGTCGAAGGTGCAGAACCTGGCATGATCTTAAACACTGTCACTAACGAAGTTTTTGATGGTGAAAAGGGGATAGATGTTTTGCCTGTATTCTACAAAAGACAATTAGTAGAATGGCAAGATAGAGGTGAGAGCAAAGGTGCTCCTGTAGCAATACATGAAGCAAGTAGTGATATCATGAGTAAGACAACAAGAGATAAGTCTTACAAAGATAGATTACCAAACGGTAACTATATTGAAAACACTGCTAACCACTTTGTAGTTTTACTTTCTAAAAGTCCAACTACAGCTTTGATTTCTATGAAAGCGACTCAATTAAAAATTAGTCGTAAATGGAATTCAATGATGATGGGACTAAAAATGCAAGGTAAAAATGGTCTATTCACACCGCCAACATATAGCCACATTTACAAACTAAAAACTGTTCAAATGTCTAACGATAAAGGAACATGGTTTGGTTGGGATGTATCTATGGTTGGTCCTATCCAAGATAAAGCAGTTTACCAAATAGCTAAAGCTTTTGCTGAAAGCGTAGGTAAAGGCGAAGTCGAAGCTAAACACGAAACCGACGAAGCTCCTAAAGCTAGGAAAATAAATTTATAAGTTCCTGCAGGAAGACAGAGGCGGCGGAGGGAGACTGATGCCGCCTCAATTTTGGTTATATGAATAAAGTGAACGAAAGAGCTCCAAATAGTTATGATCAATGGATTGATCTAGGTAGAAGAATTATACCTTGTCTTAAAGGTAAACCAGAAGTAACTAAATGGAGTGACCCTAATTTAGAAATTACAAAAGAAGAATGGAAAAATAAATATCCGCACAGTGCAATCGCATTGAGATTAGATGAAGATATAGATTTTGATATTGATAATCCATTAGTAAAAAGATTTATAGAAAAATATATTAAGTCATGTGGTGCTATATCAGGTAGACCAACTAATCCATCAAGTCATTATTGGTGGAAAGGAAAATTAGATTACGCAAAGTTTGCATTACCAAAACAATTTGAGGAGATGTACAAAAAATTTCCTCATGGCGCTACATTGTGTGAGATTAGAAGTGGTAACGGTTTTTATACAATAGTTCCTAAATCTTTACATAGTAAAGCAAATGAATATGTACAATGGGAAAAGTACGAAGATATAAAACATTACCCTGGAGATTTAGATGCTGATCTAAGAAAAGTTGCATTATCAACAGCATTATCTATTTTGTATGCAGCACAAGGAAGCAGAGATGAATACTGTACAGCTATAGCAGGAGTTTTAAATAAACATACTGAATGGACAGAAGAAGAAATAAATGAATTTGTTTTAAACATTGCTGAAGTATCAGATGACAACGAAGCAAACGAAAGATCTAAAAAAGGAACTACAACAAAAAAAGGTGGCAAAAGTTTTGGTATGCCAAAGATTGCACAGATTTGGAATTGTGATGTTAAAGTTGTTGCAGAAATATTTGGATGGATTGGTATTAAATACGAAAGTGTACAAGGCGCATCAGCAATAGGTGATATTATAGAATATTCTAAAGATAGATATGAAGTACAAGTTTTTAGTAACAAAGATGGTGAGATTAAAGAAGTAAAAGTTTTAGTTGATGGTCCAACATTATTAAATTCAAAAGCATTTTATGATCAAGTTATAACTAATGCACAAGTCTGGTTACCAAAAATGAAACCAGTTGATTATGAAAAGATAATGAAAATTAAATTTGATCAAAGAAAGAAGGCAGGTATAGATGATTACATAGATGATGAAGAAGCAAGTGAAGACAGGAAATTTATAAAAAACTTTGTACAATATTTAATTAAAGATAAAGTTTACAGAGATAAAAAAGAATTTTTTAATTACAAATTACCTTATTACGATAAACATTCAGATCAACTACATATTAATATAGACAGATACGAAGACTTTTTAGAATCTAAAAAAATAAATTTGGATAGAGTTGATCTAATAAAAAAATTAAAAGATGTACTAACAGCTAGAAAAGTTAATGGTAAGTACAAAGGGGAATCTTGTCCGTCTTGGGCAATACAAAATCCAAACAACTGGGTTAATCTCGAATCAGAAGAAATATTATTAGAAGCAGAAGATGCAGAAGTTATTGTGGAGGTGAAACAATTAGCAAATGAATCCTAAATTTATAGCTGGTCCTCCTGGAACAGGCAAGACTCACGACTTTATTACAAAAAAATATTCAGAACTATTTGATAAATATGGTCATACAAAAATAGTTGTCTTATCTCATACTAACGTAGCAGCAGATCAAATAAGAGAAGCTATAGCTGATCTTAAAAAAGTAAAAGATAAAGGTATAAAAGATTCTGATTTAGAAGATTACATTTGTACTATTCATTCTTATTGTAAAAATAAGTTAGCCAACAAAGACGTGTTTGATACAGAAGACCATATAAATTTAACTTTAATAGATCCTTTGTTTAATAAAGTTAAGATAGTTAAAAGTGATGATGTTTTTAGAAAACATGGATTTTATAAATTTTTAAATGATGCACACAGTCACGGTTATCATAGTGATTTAGAAAAATTTTATTACAAAAGCAGCACAGACAGAAGTTCTTATGAACCATTTGGTTTAAAAAGTATTCTTTATTTAAAAGACATATATGAAAAATATAAAACAGATCAAAACTTATTTGATTTTATGGATATGATTCAAGAGTTTATACATAAAGCAAAAGCTCCTGATATAGATGCATTGATAGTTGATGAAGCGCAGGACAGTAATAAACCACAGATCAAAGCATTAGAGAAGATGGCCACCAATGTTAAGGATGGACACTATTATATGATTGGAGACGCAGATCAAACTATATTTGAATTTGCAGGATCTGATCCAGAATACTTTCATAAGTTATCTAAAGAAGCTACAGAATTAGAACAAGGTAAAAGATGCGGGGAAGCGATCAATACTTTATGTAAAAAAATTATTGCTCCAATATGGAAACATTATGGTTATACAAGAAAATGGTTACCTGCGGTTTATACAGATAGACATTTAAAACAAAACAAAATTGAAAAAGGATTTAAAGTTGGTGATGTTATAAAAGGCAGAGGATACTATTTACCAGATTTAAAATCATCAGGAGCATTAGATACATTATTAAATAAAATTAAAAATACAAATCAAACTTTTTTATTTACATACAGACAAACACCTTGTGATAAAAGAATTGTACAATTTTTTAAAGACAAAGCTATAGAGTTTTCTCACGTAAAACATTCTGCTCATGTATCTAAAAAAGAATTAACTTGTCATTATGTTTGGAAAGATTTTATTAAAGGTAAACCTATGGAACTATCTCAAATAAAAAGTTTTTGGGATTATATGGGTAGTAAAGCTATCGTAAGAGGTAAATCAAAAATTAAAAAACCTTTTGAAGATTGGATTAATAAAGAATACACAGTAGATGAATTGATAAAACTTAACTGTTTGAATAAAGATGTTAAACAATATGAAAGTTTTGATCAGGTAAGAGTCAAAGCAGATAAAGAAAGATTAGTTTATATAAATAATTTACTTAAAAAAGGTTTTAGTTCTGACACAGAAGTTAGAGTTAAATACGGCAATATACATGATGTGAAAGGACTTACATTTGACAATGTTATTGTTGATGAAAGTTTATACCGTGATGATGAGCCTTACTATGTTCAATTAAGATTAAAGTATACTGCCTACAGTAGAGGTATCTTTGACTATTGGACCTTATGTTCAAAAACAGGAAAACGATTAGGAGTAAAAAATGGACGCATATAAAAGACAGATAGGTGGTTCACACTATAAGGACCTAAAATATCAACCGAGTGAATTTATAAATGGTAATAAATTACTTTTTGCTGAAGGGAATGCTATTAAATACATAATAAGACATTCCAGAAAGGGAGGCAAAGAAGATTTAGAAAAAGCTAAACACTATATCGATATGATCATTGAAAGAGATTATAAAGATAAAAAAGAAGATGACTCTTGGATTGAAGGGTACAACAGATGGAGAAAAAATTTATAATGTGTATTAAATGTAAAAAGAAAAAAATTGCATTTGACTGTGAATTCATGTGCAAAAAATGTTATAAGAAAAGGAATAAAAATGTATAAACTTTGTTTGATAGACGTAACTTTGATTATGGCAATTTGTTTAACATATTATATAATAGGCGTATGAGAGAAAAAGGAAGAAAATGGGACGGTAGGTCCAGAATAGCTACCGAAGAATA